GCAGCCTTGAGACCAATCTTTATCCCATTCCGGATTGTCTTTTCTCCACTCATCATATGCCAACATTGACATAGAGAGTTCTTTAGTTTCACGAGTTTCTTTGTGAATAACAGGATAGGTAGGCATACAATTCTTAATAATGAGTAAAGTTATTTATAGCCACATCGCTGAAGCTATGGTTGGAAACTGTTGAGAGAAAATACTCTTACATTCAGAAGCAATTTCCATATGTTCTTTCTGAGTTCCATGTCCAGTTCTTAGTTCAATATAATGAAGCCAAGAACGAACTGTTCCACTCATATAGAGTCTGGTAGGAGTAGCTAAAGGAAGTACAAATCTTGCACATTCTTTTGCCACACCTTCATCTAACATCTGAGTATACAATGAATAAGCGGAACTGAAAAGAGTATTCATCTGCCTATTAAGTTTATCTACTACCTTAGGATCCAAATCATCAATAGAATTCTGACGATTCTTATCATCCTGTCTCCTTAATTCTGGCAATTCAATATCCCCCAAAGCAGTACTCTCTGCATACCTTTGGGAAAATTCTTGATAAGTAAAACTTCTATGACGTAATATCTGAGCTGCTAAACCTCTAGTAGTTTCAATTTCTAGAGTCATAAATGCTTGCTCAAAGATGGACCAGTGCTGATGCTTAATGCAATACTTAAGTAATCCTGCTATTGATTCGTTATTCTGATTGTTCGGATTACTTACTCTTGCACAATATGCGATATGTTTCTCTGCATCAGGGGTCACTGTGATTAGACTGACTTTCATTCTTCCTAACCTTCTTTAATAGTTTGCGTTGTTTCTTCATCATCTTCGCGTATGCCTGCTCGCCTTCTGAAAAATGCTCGGGATGTTTAATGATATACTTAATAGCCTTCTTGGTCTTCATTCTTCACGTAATAAGCCTTGAAATAAGCAACTAGACCGGAAGTGGTAAATTGTTTGCTACACCACTCATCGGCACACTCGTAAATGTCCTGAGTTGAATAGGTTGCTTCCTCAATATTTATATTTCCGTAATTTTTTAGAAGTATACCCAGACATTCTGCCCTTAACTGCAGCTGCTTTTCTGAATATTTACTATCCATCATCACCCTCAAAGACTTCATCATAATCTAACACAGGAGCTTGGTATTGGGAATCCCTGTAAGCATTTACATCTGAATAAACTTCCGATTCTAATGCATCTACCAACAATCTAAGGTTCCTCACAATCAACTTTAGTTTTTCTTTTTCCATTACTTTTTGAAGTACTTATTAATAACTTCTACTTGATCATGATACCTTGCAATCTTATCCAATTCATCTCCAATCGCAGCAGTAATATCTGAATGCTCACCAATACCTACAGGATTAGTAAAATAAACTTCTACATTTGCCTTGTGCTTTTCAATTTCTCCTTGAGCATGTGCCAAGAGAGCTCTGATTAATTGTTCTCTCATAAGTTCTAAAGATTAGTTCTGTTAGTATAGAACAAAAAAAGAGAGGGGTCAACCCTCTCTTTTGAGATTCTGTAAGTCTTACACTCAAGCACAGACAAGTTTTTGCTCATCATGCTTTATACCTCTGTATACCTCATGGAAAGTTACCTTGTGGCAAGATCCATGTTGCTTAGTGTACTGCTTCCCACGATAAGTGAGAGATTGTGCAGTAGAGGGACCATCTTTGTGGTCGGTGTTGTAGCTAACACCTCTATAAGTTAGTGACATAATTTTACTCCTGAAGTAGTTGGAATTTTAGCTCCGTTCCTTCAGTCGTTTGCGTCCCAACACCCAGCTTCTGTATTAGTCTTAATGACCTCAACCAATCCAACCTTATCTTCTTGAGGAAGTTGACTCTTTGTAGCAGAACCAATTAAAGTTTCTGCTTCTGAGCAAGAAAGGATTGATGCGAGAAGGAAGGATACCATGGGATGAACGCTCCGTTCCGCGACTTACTTGCGGCCCTAATGGGCTGAACGATGTGTTAATGCTAACACATATATTCTATATATGCAAGTAGTATTGTATCAAGTGATACAGTTTTATATTATTTAAATCTTTCAGCAATACCTGCAGCATCTTTGTGAGATCTGACGAGTTTATATACCCATATTCTTTCTAACAATGTAACCGGGCGACCCAATTTCATCTTACAACAAATCTCTGTCAGTCTTAACCTACTATCTTTAGAAAGCATTAATCACTAAGGGTAAAAGATAATGTTCTGCCTGTTGAATGGCTCTTTGTAATGACTCAACAGTATCACCAGGAAGAATAGGAACTGTCTGCTGCTTTATAATGGCACCTGAATCTAAATGTTCATTAACAAAATGAACAGTAGCACCTGTCTCAGTCTCACCTGCTGCCATTGCCTGTTCTATTGCATTCAATCCCTTATACTTAGGAAGCAATGAGGGATGAAGATTTATAATGCGTCCAGAAAAAGCCTCACAGAATTTCTTAGAAACTATCCTCATCCAGCCTGCCATAACTATTAGATCAACATCATATACATTAAAGAGTGCAATGATCTCATCCTCATCCTTGGTATAACATGACTTTATATCTAATCTATCTGCTCTCTTCTTTGCCTTTGCTTTCTTCTTATTGTAAACCATAATCACTACCTCATGATCAGGACATGAGTGAACTATGTTCTCAAAATTGCTCCCGTTTCCAGAGCACATAACACCAATTCTCATTATAAACGCACCTTTACCTTTTCTACAACTTCTATCTTGAAAGGTTTATCAAGAAGATCTTTAATGGTCATATATGCGTATGCAGTAAAGACCTGTGGAACTATAAAAGCAATCATTGCTACAGTCCAAAAGACATAGTAATAATTTTCCTTTCTTTGTGTTCTCATTTCATCTTATAGTATTGTTTTCCATCGGTATCTTCTTCTAAATCAGATATCCGAAAAGTAACCATCTTATCCCAGGGAGTATGAGTATCAAAAAGAACAGCAGCCTTATCACCACTAATCCTTTGAACAAATCCCCTATATCCTCTGTATATGGAAGTTTCGTCACTTACAATAACAGTAGTTCCTGGTAATATCATTGACTCCAATCCTCATAAGGGGGTTCTTCTTCTCCAACATAATA